TTTACTCATCACACTTTCTTCTCCAGGATAAACATCAGCTACAATAGAATCGTGAACTGTATTTACAAGTAAACTTTTTACCTTTTGTTCTTGCATAAGTTTATATATATTTATACAAGCAAGTGGTACAATGTCTGCTGTTGCAAAACCTTGTACGGGATAATTTTTTATCTGTGTGCCATATGTAGATCCACCCCAAGGTGTTCTTTCTGCGTATGGAAATGAGTACTCTCTACCCGTTGGTAGTTTAACTCTTTTAAATCTAATAGCTTCACTTTGTAATTGTTCATGCCAAACTTTTATATCTTTATATTTTTCTAAAAATTTAGTATAATACCTTTTTTCATCTTCTGTACCAGTTACACCACCATACAAAGGTTTAAATGTATGTGCCTTTGCATCTTGTCTTGATACACCTATAATATCTGCAGTATATTGGTGGACATCTATTTTATTTTTTATATCTTCCAT